CTACGTCACTGACTGGCTCCGGAATGACGATCCCCAACGCACCAAGGAATACGCATTCGAGATCGAAGGGTATGAGAAATTCTTCTCACAGAAGAAAACACACAAGGTCGAAATCAGACTTGGGACATGCAAACTGCTCCAGCGGTTCCGGAAACGGGAATACAACCTCTACGAAAGCGAACCGTACTATTACCGCGTCAGCCCCCTCACATCGGAGTGAGGAGATATGCCCGAATCAGTCCTTGGTGTTCCGGTTCAGAAAACAGGACCGGGATATACAGTAGATCCCTACGCAGACGAAGGCGGAGAAGTTGACGATCTGATCTCCAAACTCACCGAACGGTTCTCAGGCAAGGGGGGCACGTGGAGCACCTGGAGGGAGCGCCATATCTCTATTGCAGGTTTCTGTGACGGATTACGGGCAGGGACCTTAGCAGACGTGCCGAAATGCCCACCCCTCTGGTACGATGAAGCGCAGTACTATGACGGCTGTGCAATGATCGCCAATGTCCTCAAATGCCAGTGGCCCGGTGTAATTGCAACGGTTACCGCCGGTATCGCAGCACTAAAATTTACCGGGATGATCTGATTGGATCTAACCTCTCTCACCATCAAAGACGTTGCATATATGCTCAAACGTGATACTGAATGGCTCACTGCTCGCGCCATAGAGAAATGGGTGCGGGAGCATATTCAGTGGAATTTCCACTATTACGCAATGGGCATAGAAGCATGTTGGCGCGAGAAGTCAGGCGACTGCACGGATATGGCGATGCTCATGCAGGAACTCCTCAAATACAACAGAATCCACTCGCACGTTGTCCACGGATACGGCACGTGGACGTTGCCCGGAAAAGAGCCCGAACGGGTCAAACACGACTGGCTCCTCGCAACCATCCATGACATCAACGGCGCCGGACGCGAGATCCAATATGATGGAGTGGGGGGGTGCCTGAAATACGAACTCGTGGGAGACGGATATTGGTGATCTTCCCACCCGGCTCCTCCCGGAGACCTGCAAACGGTGTAACGGCTCACTTCCGTACCCGGGCGTATCCCTGCAGGAGGTCTGCGGGGGAAATCTCACTTCAACTGGCTGCACGAGGGTCTCCCGGCTCACAGTACCCGGGAGCAGCCAATTACCCCGTCAATGAAAGAGGCACAATATGAATCGGATCTATAGAGTCTTTGTACCCAGCAGGTCGAACCATAGAGCCCATAGTCTCACTCCTAGGATAACGTGATCAGTACAAATTCAAGTCCTCTTAAGACGGGGATCCCGTAAGGGACCCACAAGCACCGCCGTCGCTCGATGGCAGAGCGTTTCCGGGTTTCCGGAATAGGCTGCGAGTTCAAGTCTCGCTGGTGATATCCTATGATAGAAGACAATGCAACCCCCGATCCAGAACCCCGGTGCGACTACGAGCAGCGCTCACCAACACGCAACGACAACCGCCCATACTGCGAGTTGGGGTTCTGCCCCACAAAGCTCGTAAACTTTCAGTGCGGAGTGAAACGATCGTGACTCTGCCCGGACAGACATTGGCAGATGCGGGAGGCGGGAGGCGGCTGCGCAAACTGAGAGAGAGCCGGGACAATCTGCGTGCAATCATCGCGGAAAAGCAAGAGAGTATCGCCATCATTGAACATGAGATGTATCAGCTCGATCCATCCAGCGTATCGATGGAAGCAAAAGCCGAAGAATTTGCGATGAGACAGATCGAACGGATCAGAAAAGAGGCGTTCTGAATGGCTCCGAAATGCTCGATCTGTCAGCACAAAGCGCGGCACGAGATCGATAAAGCACTCGCCGTGGATAATGCATCCATTCGCGGAATAGCGCGGCAGTTCCGCGTATCAGATGACGCTCTTTCGCGGCACGTGAAAAACGGGCATCTCATCGCCAAGATCAAACAGGCGGTCAAGGCGCAGGAAGTAGCCGATTCGGACGACCTGCTCAAAGAGATTAACGAGACCGAAGACCTCACCAAGACCATCATCAAAGCCGCGATGAACCGGAAAAAGAAAACCACAGATAACAAGGACGCCAAGGATCCTGATTATAGAACCGCTCTCGATGGAATAGCACGCCGGGAGAAACAGATCGAACTAAAGGGTAAGATCCTCGGATCGTTCAAGGGAGAAAAACCGTCGGGTGATGGAAAACCCCTCACCGTGAAGATCCTGCGTGCCGGGAGCATGGACGACCTATGAGTGAGGTTGCAGAGTCACCCTATACCATCCTGGAGCTCCCGGCTGGGACGAAACAAGCATTCCAGCAATACGGCGGGGGGTTGGCGTTATGGAAATGCAAAGATCCGGAGGTCATTATCTCAGGTCCGGCAGAGACCGGCAAGACCCGCACAGCTCTTGAAAAACTGGACGCTCTGATGTGGAAATATCCGGGAGCACAGGCAATCATTGTCCGGAAGACCTACAAGAGCCTGAAAACATCTGTCCTTCTGACGTTTGAAAGAAAGGTACTCGGTGCGTGGAACCCGGACACCGGCACATTCGACCAGCGGAAAACGCCCGTACAGAAACTCGGCGGAGAACACGCCGAGGGATACCTGTACCCGAACGGCAGCCGCATCTATTTAGGTGGTATGGATGTCCCGGATAAGGTCCTCTCATCCGAATGGGATGTTGTGTATGTCAACCAGGCCGAAGAACTTACTTTAAACGACTGGGAAATTATCACCACCAGAACCACCGGGCGGGCTGGGAATATGCCGTATGCTCAGGTGATGGCAGACTGTAATCCCGGCGCACCGACGCACTGGATACGGTCCCGAGCTGAAAAGGGGCGGTTAAAACTCATCGAATCTCGGCACGAAGACAACCCCACCCTCTTTAACCCCACCACCCGTCAGATAACCGAACAGGGGATCCGGTCTCTGTCCGTACTGGATAACCTCACGGGCGTCCGACACCTTCGGTTACGGCTCGGCAAGTGGGCGGCAGCTGAGGGCGTGATCTATGAAGACTTCGATCGGGAAGTCCACATTATCAACCAGTTCCCTGTTCCACCCGATTGGGTGCGGTTCCGGGCGATCGATTTCGGATACACAAATCCTTTTACGTGCCAGTGGTGGACGGCGGATCCGGACGGCAGACTCTACTTATACCGGGAAATCTACATGTCGCACCGGCTGGTCGAGGATCACGCTCGGCAGATTAACGCATTTTCACAAGGTGAGCGGATATTCGCAACCATTGCCGATCATGATGCGGAGGACCGGGCAACCCTTGAGCGGTACGGTATTCCGACAATCGCCGCGATGAAAGCGGTATCCCTGGGCATTCAGGCAGTTCAAACACGGATGAGGAAGGCGGGTGATGGCAAACCCCGGATATTCATTATGGCAGGGGCACTGGTCGAAGCCGATCCTCTCCTCCTCAAAGACAAGAAACCCGTCTGCACAGAGCAGGAGATTGAATCGTATATCTGGCTCCCTACGAAAGATGGGAAGCCGAACAAAGAGGAACCGAAAAAGGAGAACGATCACGGCATGGACCCGATGCGGTATCTGGTGTGTTACGTCGATGGAATCAAACCCGTAGAGGAACCGAAGCCACAACAGCGAGTGTATGTGATTCAGGATGACACGGAAATTTAACTGGGTTGTACCGAAGATGAAAGCCAAATCCGGGGAATTTCGCCCGGTGAAGTTGTTAAACGGAACGAAATTTGAGGATATTTGACATGAGCAAAAACACACAGCAGAAAAAGCAGGAACCGGTAAAGCAGACAGAACAGATAAGTCCGGCAGCAGAGCCGGATATCGTCCGGACAACCTCGCTCGAAACTGCAATTGAGCAGGACAAACGAGCGAAGACGACGATCCAAGTCCTCCGGGAAACGCAGGAACGCCTGGACGCACTCAAAACCGAACTGGAACAGCCGGACTACAACGGCGTGATTATCGCGTTGATGGACACCAGCACCGGGAAGCAGAGCACAAGCGAAGAGGTTACGCTCGTGATGAGCCGGCATAAGATGCGGTGGATTATGGCGAACCAGAATAACAGCGATTGCAGCGACGCACTAAAGATGGCGGTGCGGTGATGTCCGGAGATTTCCGCGAAACCCTGATCGGCTGCTCATCGGTTATGTGCCGGTTCAATGTCGTAGGCAGCACCGAACGAACCTGTATGCTGAAGATGATCGCAATCGATGATACTGGCAGGTGCCGGATGGCTGAAGGTCGCCCGATACCACAACCAGCGCCACAGAAGAAGGCGCCGGCACACTTCGAGGGTGGAAAGTGGGTATCATGAGCCGCAATAAACGCCAAGATAACCCGGCACCCGTTGCCGACGCGCTCGTGAAGATGCACGAAGAGCTCCTCGTCCGGTACAACAACCTCGAGCTCGAAATGGAGCAGCGGATGAGCGATGGCGGGCAACTATCTGAATCATTCAACGATCTGGACTGGGCGAACCGGGTGGATAAGGATTTCTTGTGGGTACGTGCCAGTGGTGCTAACACCCCGCAGTTCCGGTACATGACGAAAGAGATCATCGACATGTATGCCGATATCGCCAACTTCATGGCGGTTTATAATCCCCTGATTAAGCGTATTGTCGAAGTCAAGACCCAGTTCACCTTTGCTATGAATTGCGGGGTCACGTCAGACACACTTCAGAACGATATTGACACCATCCTCAAAGACCCGCTCAACCAGATGGCGTTCTTCGGCTCGCAGGCTCTCGGAGATTCCGACGGTGCTTCCCAAAAAGATGGAAACCTGTTCTTTGCGATCTGGAAAGATAAGAAGCATGTGAGGGCGTGGAGCAACTACGAGATCCGGGATGTTGTATTAGACCCAGAAGATTCCGCCCGTCCGATGTTCTATTTGCGATCATGGCTGGATTCCAACAACCACGAGCAGAAACGGGCGTATCCGTCGCTGTTCATCCGACCGGATGAAATGCGGGACAGCAAAACGACGTTATCCCACCTCGGCTCATCATACCCGGTCGATCAGGAGATCGTCATCTACCACATGAGCAGCCGGAAAGGGATCCGGCAGAAGTTCGCTCTGTCTGAATTAATATCTGCCTGCCGATGGGCGAAACCTCACGAGAAGTTCATCGAAGATTTCCACGCTATAGCATCCGCGTACCGGAAATCTTCGCATATGATGACTACGAAGGGCAGTGCAGCACAGGCGGGCGCTATAGCCGGGCAGTTCCGGGGCAACACAGCGCAGATGGGCACCCCCTTACAGAGCAATCCTGTTGGCTCTATCGTTGTGGCGCAAGAGGGCAACGAACTTCGAACTATCAGCGCGGGAAGCGGGAACATCATTGGCATTGAGGGTGCACGGGCATCACTGATGATGGTATGCGCTGCATCAGGAGTACCGGAAACGTACCTCACGATGGACCCGAGCACAGGCAACCTTGCGACCGCAAAGGAGATCAGCCCGGTGTTCATCATGCTCATCGAATCCCGGCAAACCCTCTGGAAGAACGCGCTGATAGCGGTATTTAAATATCTGCTCGACTCGGATGCGTTCGAGGTATCGTTCCCCCCCATCCGGGACAACATCAACGCCTATATCGACAACGTGAACAAGATCGCGAAGAAGCCGGACGGGTCATGGACCGGCGCGGTGCGTGGTGCGGATTACGTGAAGGCAGCGCACGAGGCTCTTGAGTGGAAACTCCCGCCAAAAGAGGAGGTAGACGCGATGGGTGCGGCGCTGGATACTCCGGCAGCACCCCCGGAGGGAGCGCCGGAACTTGATACCGGGCTGGCTGCTATAGCACAGGCGGCAAACGAGCTGAAGGAAGCGGTGAGAGAATCGGCAAAACAGAAACCCACTGCATGATCTCCGAAGCCATCGCCCGGCTCACCCGTGCCGTTACCTCTCTGCAAAAACGCAGGCAGAAGGACACCCTCGCCCGGAAACATCAGCGGAACCTCACCGCCTTTTTCCAGAAGCAGAAAGGCATGGTGCTGGACCAACTCCGCCAACGGCAATATCTTTTCACGGAATCGTATCGGCAACTCTCAGAAGAGATAACGCGGCTCACGCTCCAGAACTGGCAGAACCTATGGGATGAGATCGCGCACAACAGCACGGCAGAACTCCAGCACATTATAGCGTCAGCATCGGCGGATGGGTTAGCATCCGGCGCGGTCCAGCTCAAAACCGCAATGGCGTTCGATGCAAAAACAACCTTCTCGCTGGCAAACCCCAGAGCAGTCCGATGGTTTCAGCAAAACGGCGGCAGCGTTGATAAAATACGGGGGATTCAGGCAACGACCGGTGACAGTCTGAGGCGGGTAATCGAATCCGCCCTGGATGAAGGATGGTCGTATTCCAGTACGGCAAAAGAGATCCAAAAACTCTATGATGGTCCGATCAGCCGGGCGAGAGCGCAGCGGATAGCAGTATTCGAGACGGGCTCTGCATATGAGCAGGGCAACAAACTCTTTGCAGAGTCACTTGTCGATGACGGTGTTGAGATGCAGGAACGGTGGGTGACCTCCCACGATGAGAAGGTCCGACCGGAACATACCGCAAATGAGAATGAGGGGTGGGTAGAAATCGGGCACGTATATTCATCAGGAAATGCTGACGTTCCCACAGATCCGGGGTGCCGGTGCTATAAAGAGTATAGAGAAGCCCCAAAATAACCCCGCTATAGCGCCCCATGCTCTTTTATAATACTTTTCAGCGCCAATATATTCAATGGCAGACAAAGCCACCATTTTTGACAGCCCGATCGCATCGTTCCGGCTCGTTGAGTCCGGGAAACCGGATCCATCCGGAATGCTGATCGACGTTCACATTATCGCCCCGGTGTGGGGATCGTCCGGATACTATTCTGAATCCGTCCTCCGGGAAGCCTGCCAAAAGCGGGTGTATCCGGCGGGTATGCATATGCACCTCGATCACCCGACACGGGAATCCGCAAAGAATCAGCCGGCACGGACTATCTCTGGAGAATCCCCCCTTGCTGCCATCTTCACCGAAGACGGGCACTATGACCCAAACGGGTGGGACGGTCCCGGCGCTTATACTCAGGCCCGCGTGCTCCCCAAATTCGTTGAGGATATCCGAGCAATGGCGGGACACATCGGGATCTCCCATTACGTGGACGGCATTTCTGAAGAGGGGACCGCACCGGACGGAAAGAAAGGTCCGATCATCAAGGAGCTCAGGGCATCTCCTCTGAACACCGTTGATTTCGTGACCGTGCCCGGGGCAGAAGGGCATTATCGTACAATGTTCGGGGAGATGAAGGTCCGGCACGATCCGAACCCGAACAATCAGAGGAACAACATGGCAGGAGAAGGCAAACAGGAAACCCTCACGCTTTCGGAGATCCGCACGGAGCACCCGGAAGTAGTCACCGAGCTCAAAGAACAGCTCAGGGAAGAGATGAAAGTCGAGATCGCCAGCAAAGACCAGTCCAAGAAACTGGAAGAGGCTGGCACGAAGATCAGGGCTCTCGAACAGGAGAACAAGACGCTGAAAGAGAAGATCGCTGACAAGGCAGCTCGCGAATATGTCGTTGCTGAAGTCACTAAGGCGAAACTCCCGGAAGCGTCCGGGAAGATCCTCGCGGAACAGCTCGTGAAGCTTGTCATCCTCACCGAGGACGGATCAATCGACGCCCCGGCGTTCGGTGCAATCGTCACCACAGCGATCGAAGCGAAGAAAGTTGAGATCGCCGAAGTCCTCAAAGAGAACAAAGTAGGCATCACCGGCAACGGTGGCGGTGCTCCTCCGACAGGAGACAGCAAAGCCCTCGCGGAATCTTTCGTCGAGGCATATCTCCGCATGGGGAAGACCCCGGAACAGGCAAAGCGACTGGCTGAAAGCGCAGCGGCAGGCAGGTAATCAGAATGACAGAATACCCAATCACCAGCCCGACCAGAACGGCGGGCGAAGCAGCATCAGGAACGGGTGAGGGCCGGGTTATCTCGGCAGTTGAATCGGAACTCACTCACCCATATCGTGCAAGCGGGTTCGTCAACGTTGGCGATCCGGTTCTGCACGGTAAAAACCTCGTAGGGCGTGCGAACGCAACCGCAACCGCAGCAACGGACAAGATCTCAATCGACACCGAAGGGATCTACTACTTCTACGTGCTCGGCAGCGTTTCCGACGGAACCACAGACGGCATTGCCAAGGCTCTTGCATACGGTGATCCCGTGTTCATCAAGCGGACGCCCGGCTCGGATACCTATATCCTGTCCGGTCAGCAGGATCCCTCCGCATGGCAGCCGTTCGGTAAGGTTCTCGGCGCAGTCTCAGCGCACCTCTCCACGCCAACCCTCGTAGCGGTCAAGATCGAACAGGCATCGGTGCCCGAAGAGGGGCGGCTCCATTTCGGCAGCGGATATCTCGCAGGATCCACCACTGGCAACATGCTCCTGGAAGGTGACGCAACACTCCGCAAGAACCGGCTCATTGAAGCGTGTCTCGCTCCCGCCACGATCCTTCTGGCAGGGGAACAGATCCACGGGTTCAATATCCGAGTGGTTGACAACCTCATTTCGACAGGTGGGGAAATCACCGCCGGGGAGCTCAAGGTTGTCCGCGATGAGGCGACCGATACAACAGTATCGGCAATGACGGCGCTCAAACTCAACTGCGACAACAAGAACGGCGCAGCAGCCCCGTACGTCCGTGGTCTCGATATCAAGAGCGAAGGCGTGCCCGGCACAGCACCCACCATCCGCAGCGGCATCCACCTTGGCTCCAGCGGAACAGCTGGCACTCTTGAAGCGGTCCTTGAACTCGAGTCCGATTGTTTCGGCTGCAAGACCGTGACCACGAACCCGTCTGATACCGGAACCTGTATGCAGATCCCGATCTCGTTCAACGGGACCATGTACTATCTGCTCGGGTACAATGCGACGGGGAGCTGATTGAAATGGCAGAACTCATGGAAGTAATGGACAACTGGAGCGGGTTCAAAACAACCCGCATGAGCGAGGCAGAACGGGCGCAGCACGCATCCAAACTTTCGCGCACCCTCGATCTCATCATCAACAAAGACCGGCTCTCCAAGCGGATGCACGAAGCACGTATGGAAGAAGCCGTGAGCACATCAGATTTCCCGTACCTGTTCGGCAATATCATCGACCGGCAGCTCCTGGCAACCTACCGCGAGCCGGAAGATCCGCTCTACCGCTGGCAGGATTACGTGAAGATCGGTAGCGTCCCGGATTTCAATACCGTCCGGCGCGAGAAGGTCAGCGGCAAAGACCCCCTACTCCCGGAAGTACCAGAGAAAGGCGAATATCTCGCATACAAACCATCGAATGCACGGTATGAATACGCCGTCAAAAAGCGCGGTCGCAGGTTCGACATCTCATGGGAGTCGATCATCAACGACAGTCTCGGAGCGTTCAACGACATTCCGCAGGAGATGGCGTTTGCAGCCAAGGACACCGAAGCGTACGTTGCAACTTCACAGTTTGCAGCATCAACCGGTGACGGCAACGCATCCCTTTACGGTGCAACGATCACCGATGACGGGCAGGCGATTACCAACCTCGGAAGTCTGCCGCTCACGATGTTCAATCTCCAGACCACCATCGGGCTCATGAAGGCGCAGAAGAACCCGCAGGGTAAGATCATGCGGATCCGCCCGAAGTATCTGGTGGTCCCCCCGGCGCTGGAACTCACCGCTAAGGCGATCCTGACCAGCACGACAGTAGCATACGCAGCAACAGCGGCAACTGCTGTTCCGCTGCCGACCAACAACGTGCTCACTCAGTCCGGACTCCAGCTCCGTATCAACGAGTGGCTCCCGTACATCGACACCACGCACGGAGATACCGCGTGGTATCTGTTCGCCGATCCGACATACGGTGCGGCGGTCGAAGTCGGATACCTCCGGGGCAACGAAACTCCCGAAGTGTGCATGAAGGCGTCCAACAAGATGATGATCGGCGGTGGAGCCGGCGGTGCAATGTCCGGCGACTTCGAGACCGACAACATCGCATATCGTGTCCGGGACGTTGTCGGCGGAGCTCCGCTCGATCCCAGGTTCACTTACCTTCAGAGCGGAGCCTAATACCAATCCCTTTTTAGGAGGGGTGGAGAGATGGCAAAATGGTTTACTGCACGCCTGAAAACGTAAAAGTCTACGTTGGCACGACAGTATCGGATGCAGATCTCACAGAAATGATAGCGGACGCCGACCGCGACATTCTCGCATTCTTCACGAACCAGGGCGTCGCAGTGGATGAGAATACAGCCAAATCCGCATCGATTCTATTCGCCCGGGCGTCTGTAGCGTACCGGTTCTATCTTACCGGCGAAAACCCAACCTCATATTCGTCCGGGGACTTTTCGCAGAGCGGGGCGGCCGATCAACTTGCACTGTCAAAAGAATTGAGAACCGAAGCGTTCCGGGTATTGAACGAACGACTGAACTTTGCCGTTGCGGGTGCCTCCGGGATATTTATTATCCCTAACGCCGACGATCCGTATCTGGAGCTGAGATGACAATTCCTGTAAAGGCGATTCCGCACACGTGTACACTCCGTGGGTGTCGTCAGAACTTCACGCTTGGGTACGATACCGGCACAGCAGCATTCGCGGCAGCAAACACATTGACCGGAGCCACGAGCCACGCAACGGCGATTATCGTATCGGTCAACGGCACGACTGCAACCGGCACACTCACCTTGCATACTGTGTCGGGGACCTTCCAGGACAACGAGACGATCACCGATAATGGCACGGTTCCGGGCTCTGCCAAGGTCAGCGGCACTATCGCCGATGCATTTGACGCGAACGGCGAACTCGTATACACAAACATCGACACGACCACGACCTGCAAAATCTACAACAAGCAGACCTCGATCCAGTCAGCCGGGCAGGCGCTATACTTCGAAGCCAAGACCCGGATCATCCTACCGGCAACAGTTACACCGGCACAGGGCGATCAAGTCATCAGCACGGTTACCGGCTTTACTGGTACGTGGGTTTTGGGTTCACCGAACCTGTTACCCGGGCCGGGTGGAATCGCACACCACTGGGAATGTGATCTTGTACGGGGAGGCGCATAATTGGCAGCCGACGATGCATTGACAGACAGGGAACTACTCCTACAGATCAACGAAAGAACCGCCGTTCTGATCGACTGTAAAGACGACCACGAGAAGCGGATCCGCTCGCTCGAAGGCTCCTTTTGGAAAGTGATCGGGCTTGCATTAGTGATTTCGTTTATTACGGGGTTCTTTGGCGGCAAGATTAACGGGGGATCCTGATGGAAGTCATCGGATGGGACGAAACCATAGCCGCGATCGATGAGGCAGCAAATGCCATCCGGAGACGCGGTGAAACATCCGTGAAACTTGGGGCACAGGCGTATGCCAACGACGTGAAAGAGCTCGCGCCTTACCTCACCGGTACTCTGAGGCGTTCGATTCATGTCGAGCCGAAGGTGCAGGAAGAGGATGGAAAATTTTACGCTATTGTGGGAACGGATCTTCCATACGCACGACGGTTGGAATTTGGGTTTTACGATATGATCGACAAGCTGGGTCGGCACTACTATCAGTATCCGCACCCCTACTTCCGCCCCCGCTCGACCA